TCATGATCCATCCTTTGGTAATTCAGTTTTAGTTGCCGCTGCAGCTGCCGCTTTCGCAGCAATCCACCCGACTGCGCCGTCGGTCACAGCAGACAGCAGCCGTTTCGTACTTTCTTCAATTAGCGAGATAAACCCGCCACGCAGCAAGCCTGCAGCAAAAATGCAGCCGACCATGACCCATTGATTGACCGGGCCGCGCGCCGTTTGCCAGATCATCAGCATCAAAAACGCCAGCGCGCCGACGACGAGCGAGATTGCCGCGTCCACCGCGCCTTCTTGCAGCACGCGGTACGTCGGCACTTCGCTGCGCAGCGTCATGCCGGTGCGCACCGCGCCTGCGACCAGCGAGATAAACCCCGCAGTGCCGAAACTGGCCCAGTCGATGCGTTTCCAGAAAAACACGGCCAGGCTGTCCACCCCCGCATCAGCCGCCGCTGCTTGCACCTGCATCGCCGTGGCCAGCAACAAAATCCCGACATACCCGTGCAGCCACATCAAACGCTTACTTGCTCGCATACACCCCCCTGTGCGGTGGGTGCCTTGCTGGCACGGATGACGCGGCTGTTGTGCCAGCACGCCACCAGCAGTCCGGTGACGATCAGCATGGTCGCGCTGCCACGATATGAGTCAACAACATGGGGGATGTCCAATCGGTCGGCAAATGAAGACAGCACCGCGTACCCGATGCCGCCCATGAACAGGCCAACACAGGCCGCGCCCTCGCACCGGCGCGTCAGCGGCGCGTTAGGCACCATCGCCAGCGTGACAATCAGCGGCGCAATCAGCAGCGCAGTCGTGGCGAACCAACACACGACAATCAGCGGATAAGCGCTTTGCGCCGCCAGTTTGTAGGCCCAGCTTGACGGGTAGCTCCAGGCGTAACGCGCAGGCTCCAGCGTTTCGCGCAGCATCCAGATCAGGTCAAACACGGCCCACCACCGGAGCGAGGTGATGACCTGCTCCAGCTTGAGCTTTGCACGCGCGTGCGACTGGCGCTCAAACTCACCGGCCTTGTGCTCCCGGTCTTGCGTCAGCCGCACGGACAGGAGCTGCTCGTTGCACTGGCGCAGATTTTCTGAGAGGTTAGCCAGAACAGCTTTCATGAAATGCCCAGCCCAGCACCAAAAATGCTTGACCTCACACCATCACCACGCCACGCTTCTCCAGCTTGAACTTGAGGTAGTCGCGCAGCTCCAGCAACTGCGCCTGCGTCATCACCGAGGGAAACAACATGGATGCCGCCCAGCGCGCAGGCTGGCTGGTGCTGCTGGGACGCGCACCGAACGGGCCAATGCGAAAGGTGTTAACAGCGGGTGCTACGACTGCTGCCCCTGTAATAGCTTGCATCCCTGTGCCGTCATGGGTGTACAGCGCCGGGCCCGCTGCAGCGCTGGCCGAACTGGCTGCAAAGCCAATAGACCCTGCAGCCAGAGTAGAGATGGGGGCCGTTAATAAGGCTGCACCCCCAGAGAACGCTCCGCCTACGCGCGTTGAAGGCGAGAAACCTTGAACAATGTCGCTGCCGGTAATACCGCTGTGCCAAGTTCCGCACAAACCGCGTTGGAGTCCTGCGCCCCCGGTAATCAAGTCCGCCACCACAATGTAGGTGAACGGGTGCGTCGGGTTCAGCGTGATGCCGGAATTGATGGCGCTGGCGTTATCCCCAGCGAAGCTCATTTCCACGTAGCCCTGCCGGTAGGCAGGAACCCCCGTACCGACCAGCGAAGCATTGGGGATAATGGCATTCGGTGCAAGGTTTTTCAGGCTTTGGGCCTGATCGCCGCCGAACAGCCAAAAGCCGGACATGAGGGAGGCATAGGGGACGGTCTTGTCCACGACATTGGTGAAGTTGGCACCAGCTATTTTGATTGAAAAAGGCATGAGAATCTTTCGAGGGTGGGTTAAATGGTGCGGCTGAACAGGACAGACCAGTTGTGCATTGGCTTGCCAATGGCGGCATAAACCAGCTGGTCGCCTGCTGAGTCGCGCAGGTTGCCACCGCCGCCTGTGTAATTGGTTTTTCCAACCACATTGATATGCCCATACTTGACCGTCCAACCGGGCTGTGGGGGTGTGGCGAACGTCAGCCGCACACGGTTAGGCCCAACAATTGAGACTGCGCTGATAGCTACTACCGCCGAAGCACCGTCGAATACAGTGATGCCTTGATTGACCTGTGCGGGCATGCCAACCGTGTCAAACACCAGGCCCTCTTTGTTGAAGTACAAGTCCAGGGTGTTACCCAAGACAGCATGCTGCACAGGCTTGAGTGGTTGCCAGTCCTTGCCGTCAATGAGCACACGCTTGTAAACAAGTCCGTAATACCCGCCTAACCACTTCGACGACTGGCCTTTCAGGTGGGTTCCATCGTAGAAGTCCATAAAGTAGATCGGTGTGGCTACCTTGAAAAGCGGGGACTCTTCGCTAAGCTCAAGTTGTGCAGGCGCAATCGTGTCACGGGCTGCATAGCCGCTCAGCTGATAGCCAATGCACAGAATAGGACTGATTTGTCCAGTTGCAGCCTTGCCGTCAATCTGGTAGTCGGCAATCATCTGTTTGAGCTTGGATTTGTACGTCCCTTTTGGCATTGCGGCGTCTGACTCGCCCTGCGTCCAAGTGATAGCCTGCCAAGCAAACGACCGCCCGCTGCTGGTTGCGATGGCCTTGCCTGAAGCTGCCTGCGAAATCGACCGCTCATACATGCCAGTTGCACCCCCTTTGCTCAGCCGGTCAATCGTCTCACCACTGTTGCCGTTGCAGCAAGACAGTAGCTGGTAGTCATTCAGGGTGTAGCTCAGGCCATGTTCGGCAGCAATCAACGCCTTGATGTGGCCGGATGTGCCGTACATCGGATTTTCTCCACCCTGCGATGTTTGCGTATTAGCCACGGTCAACGCACTGGCGCTACCGGGACTGGTAGACATAGCACCAAAGCCGATGTTGTCGTACTCTTGCACGGTGGTGAGGGCAGCGTCCGAGCCGCCCGCCAGCGACTGCCCTTGCGTGGCAATAAAATTAAGCTGCGCAGAATAGGTGCCGCCGTAGCGCTCGACCAAGGGTGCGGCTGAACCGGGCTTCTCAAGCGGCGTAGACTCCAGCTTCCCATCTTCCCGCAACCCCAGAGCCACATTGCCCGCCTCATCCCGCACAGTCCAGACATACCCTGGCGTGACGGCATCTTCCACTGCTGCCCCCCCCACCGACTGCGAATCGAACTGGACTTTGGCGGCGCGGAATGTGCCATTGTCTGTGATGCCGATAGCTGCATTGCCGCTGTCGTCAAGAACTGACCACGCTAAGCCAAGCGGGGTTCTTGATGCAATGAATGCACTGCTTGGGTAGCGCCCCTGCTCGACTGCCACGCCTGCCACGTTTTTCCAAAGAATCAGCAAGTCGGTACTGCCGACAACCGGCGTCCAAAAATACTTGTTGGCAGTCGATGTCGTGTCTGTAATACCGATGGCCGTGGTGTCTTTGATGCCAGCGTTGGCCTGCGCTGCGCTCAGGGCAAGCTCTGAGCCGTTCTTGGCCGCCACAGCAGCGTCCTTTGCCGCACCCGCTTGGCCCACATAAGTAGCCGCCACGGCCTCGTCGACTAACGCAATAGCGGCCGGGATAGCATTGGCAACAGCGTTGTTTTTTGCAGCTTCGACGGCTGCAACCTTGGTTGTGATGGCATCTGTTGCCCCCTGCATCGTCTGCTTGATGTGGCCTAGCCGATCTGTTGCCGTCGGGCCCAATGATGTGGCGATGGCGGCGATGTGGTCAACGTCCAGTTTTGCGTTGTTCAAGTCCGTGATATTGATGGCTGGCATGTAAACCTTTCTGAAATAAAAAAAGCGCCTGTAAAAAGGCGCTTTGCGTGGGTTGATGAACGGTCAGTTGATGACGGAGGCTTTGGGCGGAATCGCCGCGTAATCGGCGGCGAAGTAGTCGGGCGAGTAGTTGATGGCGCGCACGGTGCAATATTGCGGGTCGGACAGGTCAATCTCTTGCACCAGCCAGGCCATGGCGCCGCGCGCCGAGTCGGCGGCAAAGCTGTAAATGGTGCGGATGCCGTCGGCGCCGTATTGCGTCGTGATGGCCTCGCTTGGGAGGCTTTGCAGGATGACTTTGTTCGCTGCGCTGCCGGCGGTGACGGGGATGCTTTGCAGCGAGCCATCGCGGCGCATCAGCACAATGGAGTGCGGCAGGCCGGGCGCAAAGGCCACGCCCTGGCTGAGCGTGAGTTCCAGACCCGCCTGCCCGACGACTTCGCCGTCAAAGCACTTGAACCGGGTGTTGTCAACCACGTCGATGCGGCTGTTGGGCAGCAAGCTGCGGGCATCCAGCGTCGTCGTGGTCTCGATGCTGATGCGCTGGCCCACCAGCTTGCGGTATTCGCGGTTGGCCCTGAGCCATGCCTGTGAAAACGAGCGGATACCGGCAATCTCGTACTTCTTCAGTTTCGTGTAGGCGCCACTGAGCGGCAGCGTGATCGTTTCCGACTGGTTACTGTCCGGATCCACATACACGAACTCGACGCCATCGCATTCCGCATCGCTGGCGAACTTGCGCGTGATGGTTTCGGCGTTCGGCTTTTTGTTGCGGTGCGTGAACAGCGCCGTGCTGGCGGCCTGCGCCCGGTCCAGCGCCAGGCGCAGCTTGCCGTTTTGCCGGTAGGCGATGCAAAACGCCGCGTTCGCAATGCTGATGATCGTCTCTTCAAAAGACACGTTGTCGCTGTCGAAGGTGAAATTGAACTGGCCGCAGGCCGGATTCCAGGCGTCGAGCTGCTGCTGCACGCTCCAGATTTGCGCCATATCGACTTCCGTGGCCAGGTCGCGCGCGCCGATCTTGGGGTCGGCACTGACGGCGGCGATGATGTCGACGATGCGGCTGGTCGCCACCAGCGTGCCGCCCGTGAAGCGGCCGGTCGCATCGAGCGTGCCGCTGAAGGTCGAGCCGTTGTACGCTGGCAGGTTGCGCGAAGCAATGCAGTTGACCTGGCGGGACTTGACCGCCGTGGCGCGGGCCGTGGCCTGGGTCACGGTGTGGATCGTCGTCTTGTTGCCGAACTCGGTCTTGGACACCGGGCTGACGCTGTACAGGTCGGCCCACTTGATTTCGTCCTGCACCGTGCCGCTAAACCCGTAGTCGTAATCGGTGGTGCGGCGCATGCGCACGCGGGCCGGGCCGGTCCACGCGGTGGCGTGCTCGACGGTTTCGGCGCGCTCTTCGCTGACGGAGCCCGACAGCGTGCCGGTGACGGTCTCGACGATGCCCAGCGGCGCCAGGCCGGCGCTCAGCTTCTCGATCTCGACGGCATAGCTGACGCTGGCCACGCTCTTGCCGCCGTTGTCCTTGAACAGGCCATTGGGCGCAATGAGGTTGCACCAGACTTCGGTGCGGCCGGCATCGGGCAGCGTGATCCAGTCGGTGCGGTCGCTCGCGCCCACGAGCTGGACGGTCGAATAGATGGGGGTGCTGGCCATTACGCGCTCCCTCCGGTATCAGGTGGCGGCGGGTCGGCCGTGATCAGGTCAGCCGGGATCGTGACCGGCCAGTACATTCCGCTGACGGTGATGGTGCCATCGCCGACGCTAACAATCGTGTACGTGCCGGTGTAGTCGTGGTTTTCATAAAAACCCGGCGAGACTTCGATCGTATAAACATCCATAACAACGGCGATCTGGTCGCCCACGGCGCACACAGCGTTGAAATTGGGCTGTCTGGCGGTTTGCGTGATCACGCCGCCAGGCGCATAGCTGTATTGCGCAGAGCCGGGCAGATGCCCCTGGTTGGGCGCTTTGAGCGTGAGGCCGTCCACCTCGATGGCACGGCTGACCGTCAGCACGTCGTCAATGATGGCGTCGCCAATCAGCAGCTCGGGCGCGTGGCCGCTGTTCGGGCTGGTGAAAGGCCCGTACACCGCGGCGCTGGCGCCATTGATGTCGCTGATCAATGTGTCGCCATCGCGCAGCTGGCTCAGGCTGTAGTAGCCGCGCCCGACGCAGTAGTACCCATACTCGAACTTGCGGTGCCCGATGTACTTGTTGTAGGTCGGCATCATCAGCGACGGGATGCTCTTGACCGTGCCGTAGATGTCTTCGACCCGCTCCAGCAGGCGCACCTGGTTCTCCCGGCTGCCCAGGGCGTTGTTGGGCGACTGCTGGGTGCGGTTGATGTTGCCCGGCAGAACCGGCTTGGGGATCAGCAGGATGGTGGCCACCGTGACCGCCACGGCAATGATGATTGCCCAGGTGAACGGGTCAAACCCGCCCGGGCTTTGCAGGATCACGTATTCGGCGCAGTCGCCGGCCAGGATGGCGCGGGCGTCGTGGCTGATTTCGTTTTCAGTGGACGGCTCGCCCTTGAAGATCTGCACCTTGACCTCGGGCACATCGCCATAGTGCGCCAGCAGCCACTCGGCCAGGCTGGGCGCCTCAAAGACTTGCGGCGCCACCACGGCAAACGGGTGGTCATACAGGCGGATGCGCGTCATGCCTTGGCCCAGAACTGCACGACCTCGAAGGCGTCGCGGATCACCGACAGTTCTTCGTACAGCGTGATGCCGGTCAGGGCGTGCAGCACCTTGCCCTCAAAGTAGATGCCGCAATGGTGAATGCCGACACGCTCGGTCTTGCCCAGCAGCACGATGCACAGGTTCACCGGCTCGGCCGATTCCACGTAGCCATGCTGGCCTTTGCTCAGCGCGATGCGAAACTCCGACGCCATCTGCCGCACCGAGCGGTTGATGGTCCGAAAGGTCAGCGGCGTGGCGCCGGTCTCGGTGGCCACGACGTCGGCCACCAGCGACCAGCAGCCTTGCAGCCCGTAGTCCTTGGCCAGGTAGTCATTGACGATCATAAAAAGCCTCTCAGCATCGGAATGTCTTTCGGTGTGTAGCTCTCGCCGGTGCGCAGCATCGACAGGCGCGGCGAGACGGCGGTGATGTTGGCCACGCCCTTGGCGTAGCTGATGGACTCGACCTGCAGCCGGGCGCTGGCCTGGGGCACGCTCAGGTCATCGCTCAAAAATTCGCGGTAGATGATCACGATCTTTTCCAGCGTGTCCACCGGAATGCGGTCGAGTTCGTTGCGCAGCGTGTTTTCTTCATCGACCGTGGAGATGGCAATGCTGAATTTCTGGTCAAGGTGGCCTTCGCTGCCGGCCAGCTTGATTTCAAAATTCACCGGCCGCATGACCCGCACGACGCCGGACACCGACGTGGTGCTGACGTAAGGCTCGCGCCACAGGTGATAGGTTTCGGACATGGCGCTGTGCCATATCTCCAGCGTCTGCACGGTGTGGATCGTCTGCGGCGCCGAGGCCAGGAAGGTGCGCAGGCGGGCTTCTAGGTTTAGGCTCATGGCGCCAGCACCCGGGTGTCGTGGTTGGCCAGGACGGCCAGGCGGCGCAGCAAATAAGGCATGCCGATGACAGTGGGCACAAAGTTTTTTGCCGTGCCCGCCGGGCCGGAGGCGATCACGCGCAGGGTCCTGGGCGCAGGCCGCCGGATGATGGCGCTCATTTCGTCACCGCCAGGGCCAAACAGAACCGGCCGGCCATCACCACGTCGACGCGCCCGCCAGGGAAGGTCACCCGCAGGTCGTACACGCCGGACTCGCAGCTCAGGGCAGCCGTGGCCGGCGCATCGACCAGCAGCTCGATGATGCCGGTGGCGCCCGCCAGCAACAGGCGGGTGTTTTGCGTGGACAGTTCGAGCAGCACCGGCGTGGCCGGGGTCGCGCGCAGCTGCATGCGGGCCGTGCAGCCGGTCAGGTCGATGGGCTGGCCGTCGTCGTCCAGGTATTCGAAGGACAGCATCCAGGTGGCGCCCTGGTCGAGGCTTAAGGTTTTGTTGATAGCTTGACTCATTTTTTGGCCTTAGAAGTTGAGCACCAGGGTGTCCAGGGTGGCGAAGCGTTCGAGCCTGGCCAGCAGGGCATCGGCATCCGGGCCGAGCACGGTGTAGATGCTGATCAAGGCATCGACCTCGGCATCGGTCATGCCGTAGGCCATGTTTTCAGCTTCGACGACGAAGGACACGGCCATCGCCCGGCCGCCGGTGCGCGCGGCCGAATAGCTGCCCGGCACGATGTTGCACAGGTGCGGCGCGGTGCCGAAACCGCTGTCCAGCGGCATGGTGAACGAGCGCGCGCCCTTCCCGACCAGCCGGTGGTACCAGACAGTCCAGACGGCGAACTCGTCAGGCGTCAACATCAGGGTGACGCTGAATTTCTCCAGGCCCCGGTCGTAGTCCAGCGCATAGGCCGCCACGCCGCCGGCAATGCCGTCACGCACCGCGCCGCCCGCGCCTTCGACTGAATAGGCCGCGACCGTGGGCGTGAAACCGGCTGGCAGCGCGGCCGCGCTCAGCCCGTAGGCCGCCACGGCCGCGTCGCTCAGGCCGTAGGCCATGTTTTGGGCCTCGACGACGAACGACACCAGCGTGACGATGCCGCCGGTGCGCGTGGCCGAGTAGCTGCCGGGCACGATGTTGACCTGGTGCTCGGCGGTGCCCAGGCCGCTGTCGAGCCGCATGCCGAAGCGCACGGCGCCTTTTTTGATCGTGCGTGTGTAAAACAGCACCCACAGCACGAGCTGGCCGGCATCCAACACCAGCGTCACGGAAAAGCGCTGCGTGCCCCCGTCGTATTCCACGCTGTAGCGGGATGGGCCGCCGGCCGTCTCGGTGCGCAGCACGCCGCCCGGCCCGTCGTGCGAGTAGGCCGCCACTGTGGGCACCAGGCCGGTGGGCATGGTGGGCACTTAGCGGCTCCTCGGGGCGCTGAAGTTGCGGCCAAAGGCGCGACTGGTCTTGCTGTTGGGGTCGCCCATCTGCGAGGCCACGGTGCCGACCGCCTCCTGGATGATCAGGGCGCGTTCGGTGGCGCTGATGCGCTGCTCGGTCACCTGGCCGATGGGCGCGCTGGTGTTGTTGACAATGGTCAGCTTCATCTCGCCGCCGGCGCCGCCACCTGACGCCAGTCCGCGAATCACATCGGCCTGCGCCTGGGGCAACACCATTTCTTTTTCGTGCAGCTGCGCGATCGGGTTCTTGCCGGCCGGGATGTCGTAGCCGCCCTCGGCGCTGACCTCGGCAATGGCCATGCCCGCCACCATGCCGGCTCGGGCATAGCCTGTTGCCAAAATAATCCCCGACATAGGCAAGCCGAAGATGCCAAGCTGCCCTTGTGCCTTCTGCGCGGCCACGTTGGTCTGCATGATGATTTCAGCAACGGCGATGGCTTTGCTTGCCAAAAATGCAGCTTTGCCCAGTGCACTTTGCTCTTGTCCGGCCTTTTGCATCAGTCCATAGAGCGCGTCTGCAGTCTCGCCATACATACTGAGCGAATTCATTTCATGTGCAGCCTGCATATCAGCCTTGGCCTGCTCATGCCGGGCGGTCTCGGCTTCCATAACTTCATTGACCAGCCGGACGTTTTCAGCCTTGTCATCGTGGAATTTCTGCAGTTCCTGCATGCGCAGGCCATAGGCCAGCACTTCCTGGTCAACTTCGCTCATCAGGCCGATGCGGATCTGCTCCACATTGGCTGCATTGCGCGCCGTTTCCTTCGTCTTTTCCGCTTCGATCTCGCGGATGGCGTTGATCGAGTCCTGTTCGTCTTTCTGGCGCAAGACCTGACGCTCAGTGGAAATGCGAATCGCTTCCTTGGTCGAGTCGATTTCCTGAGCAATGGCCTTTAGCCGTGCCTCTTGTCCAACGTCAACAGTCAACGTGCCATTGCGAATGTCAGACAGCAGTTTTTCAGACAGCGTCAACTCGTTGGTCTTAGAAATCTGGTTTTGCAGATTTTTTACATAAGCCCTGTAGTCGGCATCCGGGTCTTTGCCTTTTGGCCCCTTTGGGCTTTTTGGCGTTTTCTCTGCAAATTCCTCTCGAATGCGCTTTTCAATTTCTGGCGTGAAGGCCCCGCCCATATCTTTTTTGGCCTTTTTTAATTCGGTGGCCAGCTTTTCTGCTTTGTTGGCATATTTGGTCATCCATTCGTCTGCCTTGGATTGCTGACCCACCGCAGCAATCCCATCGCTCAACTCCTTGACCGTGCCCAGCTGCTTGATGCGCTCGTCATATTTCCCCTGCAGTTCCACCATTTCAATTCGCTCAACGCCAGTCAGCTGGTTGCCTTTGGCTTTGAGCGTGTTTAATTTTCCAAGTGTCTGTGCGGCATCCTGCGCGCCTGCGCTGTCTTGCTTGGCAATTTCAGCCTGCCCGTTTTTAGCCAGGGCCAAGCGCTCGCGCAGTTTATGGATTTGCTTGTCCAGCAAGGCAGTGATCTCACGTGAGCTGGTCTGCGTGCTGGCCAGGGCATCGGCGTTGGCATCCGTGGACGACTTCCCCCACAGCATCCAGGCCGTGACACCCAACCCCAAAATAGTGGTAATGGCGCCAATGGGGCCACCCAGCAGCGCGAGCGCACCTGATGCGGTAGACGCCGCAAGCGAAGCACCTTTTTGCGCAACAGATTGTGCTATCAATGCCTCAGTGTGGGCCACTGAAGCGGCTGCAGCGCGGGCTTGTGCAGGAATCAGGCCATTGGTGGCCACAGCAAGTGCCACAGCACCTTCAGCCGACAGCACAGAGGCACGGAGCTCTGCTACCCGCGCTGTCGCAAGTGCCACCGACGAGGTTGTAGCGGTCACCTGCGCCTGTGCGGATGCCAGTGTCGCCACGGCTTGCGCCTGGCTTGCTGCCATAGCTTTATACGACTCAACGGCAACCCCTGCGGTCCACTGGGCCAGTTTGGAGGCCCCCAGCGTGACGGTGACGCCGGTCAAGAGTCCCAAATTGTTCGTCAGGCCATTGATGCCGGTGGTCAGCACGCTGACAGAGCCGCTGGCTTGCGCTTCAGCACCGACGAACAGCATCACTTCATTTTTGAGATTGACGAAAGCGCCGCTGATGGTAGTGATGGCTTTTGCTTCTTCTCGCAGATCTGCAAGCGCCTTGGGCAAAGACATTGCCAAGACTTCGCTGGTCAGCTTTCCGTCTGTGGCCATCTGCTTGAGTGCGCCCACAGGAACGCCAATACCTTCAGCCAAGGCCCTCATGAGCCGTGGTGCGGCTTCATTGACCGCATTGAATTCTTCACCACGCAAAGCGCCAGAGGCAAAGGCCTGCGACAGCTGCAGCGTGGCTGATGCCGACTCAGCCGTCGTGGCGCCGCTGACTTTCAGCGCAAGATTGACTGTTTCCGTGATGTCGGCGACCGTTTGCTGCGCCAGGCCAAGCTCTTTCGTGCTTGTCATGATGCGGGCATACAGCACGCCAGTGGCGGCTATGTCGGCCTGCGAACCCTTGGCGATTCGCTGCACATCGGCAAATGACTGGACAAACTCGGCCTGCGAGTCGCCCGCGAGTTTGAGCTGTGCCTGGAACTTGGTGTATTCGTCCGTCAGGGTGATGATCTGACCGATACCCATACCCCCCACTGCCACAGTGGCCAAGCTGGCAAGTGCCATTTTTACCGATGCAGCTGTCGCGTCAAGACCGGCCAAAGCCCTTTGCGCTTGCGCGCTGGTGGCATCGATTTTCTTCATCGCTTGCTCGGTCTGATAGGCCGCTTTCCCCATGTCTGCCGTGAACTTGGCCATATTGGCTTCAAGCGAAACGACCAAAGAACCCAATGCGGCCATGTTTTATCCAAATAAAAAAGGCCCACGGGTTAGCGTGAGCCTTGGAATTAAAAAGCCCGAGCGCGGCGGGCTGTGTCTCGGTCAGAAGTTCTTCAGTCGATCTACTGCAGAGTCGTTTTTAAGCGCCTTTCCCATGGATTCAGCAATGGCGTTGAACTCGCTGACGATCTGCGGATAGTCCTGCTTTGGCGGCGAGGCCCACCCGCAACTGGCAATTGCTTTACCATCTACAAGCGTCAACTGCAAACGAGCTTTTCCGTCTTTGGCAATAAAAATGATGTCGTAATTCGACGCGCACGGAATGGAGGGGATCATCACCGAACCGGTGGATAAATTCCAGTTCGCCACGGCCTTGCCGATGATCGTGCCCTCTTTTTCATCCTCAACCCGGTTCACTGCCTTGCTGTTGCCATAAGACAGCGCCAGATAGTTGCGGGCGCTGGTGAACAGCTCTTTTTGCGACTTGCCGGGCGCTGGGTAGTCATAAATGAACTCTCGCTGCTCCGTTGTGATCGGTAGCTGCTGGGGCTGAACGGTCACGCAACCCGTCAAAAAAATAGCACCCGCAAGAATCAAAATATGCATATCAGTCCCTGTTTAGTTGGGGCTAATCATGCCATCAATCCGGCGCCTTCCCGAACATCGCAGCGCGGATCAAATTGCTCTGCGCCACCGGGTCATCCAGCAGCACCGGCTCGGCTTCATCCACCCGCTGGCCGGTGTCGCGCCAGTGAATGAAGTCCTCTGCCTTGTACGGCTCTGGCCGGGCCTTGCTGTCGCGGTTGACGTTTGCCAGTACAGAGACAGCCACGCCGTGCCGCAAGTCGGCTATCGTTTCCCCGAACGGCTCCAGCTCGTAATAAGCCTGCCATTCGGTGAACTCGGCTGAACTGATTTCGAGCTGGGCCTGCCTTACGCTTTTGCCGAGTTCTTTGGCAAGACGGAACCAGAATCGTCGCTCTGGCCGCTTTCTGAGTTTTTTACGGCCTCCTCCACCGCACCGGCGCCCAAACCGTTCAGTCGCATGGCCACGGCCGCCGGCACATCGAGCGACTTGGCGCTTTTGGCATGCAGCGCAGCCATATCCTCGGCAGAAAACAGGCGCTTGCCCGCATCGTCAACAAGAGTCGCTACCAATAGGGCGGCGCTGAATTTACCCATCGGCATGGCTCCATCAGTTGAGATGGCGGCGCGGAATTCGTCGCGTTCCTGGCCGGTCATGGCGCGCACGCGCACGGTGCCGCCCCAGGCCGGAACATGCACGTCTTCGTGCTTGAGGTCGGACGCGCCCAGGATGGCGCTTTTGCTCAGGAGCCCGCTCATGACCACACCACCGGGCCGCTGATTTTGCAATCCACCGAACCCTTGAGCACGGCATTCACGCCGCCGGCGGTCGGCACCGACTTGACCAGCATCGCGAAGGTGGCAATGGCCGCGTCAGGCAGCGTCAGCTTCATGCCGGTCAGGGCGCCGCTGATGCGGGCGGCGCGCACAGCCATCTGGCCCGCATCGGTCTTGAGGCGTTTGATCTCAAAGCCGAATTTGCCTTCATCGACCAGCCCGCTGATGTATTCCATCGCCGTGCTGTCCAGGTCGGTGGTGTCAATGTCGGAGGCCGAGCCGTCCATGCCGCTGAAGGACAAAAGGCCGTTGATTTTGAGCCAGACCGGGACGGCCAGCGTGCCGGTGTTGATGTGCAGCGTGCTGCCTTGGGCGGAAATTCCAGACATAACAATTTTCCTTTGGATGAAAAAACCCGCTCAGTAGCGGGCGGGTTGAGAAACGGGTGCTGGCTACAAATGCCAGATGGAGGTGTCAAGCATCACGCGGTGCAGCTTGGTGTCGGGCTCAAAGCCGTCCTCTTCGGACAGCACGATGTTTTCATTGCTCCAGCCTTTCAGCGCGGCCTTGACCGCGGCAGCCGTGCTTTGCGCCGCGCCGTAGCTGGCCGCCCACACATCGATCTGCAGGCGGGTGTTGATCAGGTTGCCGGTGCCGCCGTTGGCGTCGAGCGTGGCCTGCTCGATGGCGGTGATACGGGAATAGGTGATGTAAGGCGTAACGGTTGACGCGGTGCCCGCCGGGTAGGCGCGTCCGGCCACGGCGCCTGACACCAGCGCGACGAAATCGGTTTGAACGCTCATGTTTTGGCCAACTCCCGTGCATATTTTTGGATGCGTTCGTCGAGCTTGGCGCCGATGCCGTTCACGGCATCTTCTTTCTTGGTCTCGAAGGCCGGGCGCAGGAAGGGGCGCGGCGCCATCTTCGACGTGCCGAACTCCATGAAGCGCCAGTAAAACGTGGTGCCGTCGTCCTTGTAGGTCTTGCCGGCCTTGCCCGACTGCTTGTTGGCCTTGTTGTTCGCATACTTGGCCACACCCTTGCGCACGCCGACGTAAAAGGTTTGCTGCATCGGGCCGGACTGCTCGCGGATCTGCTTCTGGTAAAAATTGGCCTTCAGCGCGCCGGTGTCTTCGGGCGCCTTGGCGATGGCTTCTTTCTTGATGACGCCGGCGCCGGCGTTGACGGCTGCGCGCAGGCCGTTGCGCGCCACGCGCTCGGGCAGCTCGCGCAGGGCGGCGGCGAGTTCCTTGAAGCCGGTCAGTTGCATGAATTCAGACACTGGCAATTCCCCTCTCACACATCAGCAGCAGTCCGTCTTGGCTTTGGCGCAAGACGGCCAGTACGTTGTAAATATCGGTCTTGTGCATGACCCGCATGGCTGCCACGATTCCAGGCCTACAGCGGATCAACACCTTTGTGGTGACCGTGGCCTGTGTCGCTTGTGCAGCAATGAACTCGCGGCCTGACAAGTCGGTGACGCTGGCCCACACGGTCACCACGTCAGCCCAGCCAGCCAGCGGTTCGCCGTAGGCATCTTGCCCGGTGGCAGGCGCTTGGATGGTGACGCGCTGGTCAAGTTTTCCGGCTTGCATGGTCACATGCCCATCCCGACACGGAACGGCTGCAGCAAATCATCTACGCCCCTGGGCAACTCGGTCGCTGTGCTGCCGGTGTTGACCGACTCGCGGTTGGCGTACAAATGGCCCAGTGTCAACAGCACAGCCGCCTTGATCATGTCGTTCACCACCATCGGGTCGCTGCCGGCCGTGCCGTCCAGCACGGCGGCGGCCAGGGTCGCACTGTCGGCATACACATTGCGGTTGAGGTGCTGCATGGCGGCCTCTCCGGCAGCACCCAGCCACAGCGCAATCAGCGCGTCGTCCTGGGTGCCGTCCACCCGCAGGTGCAGGCGTGCGGTGGCGATGTCGACCAGCATTTATTCGCCTTCGGCTTCGGTGGTTTTTTCAGCGGCTGCGTCTGCTGCAGCGGGTTCGGCCTTTTGGCCGTCAGCGGTGCTTGCCTCGCCGGCTGAAACCTCAGCGTTGGCAATTTCGGGGTATGGCGCGGCGTCTTCAGCGGGCTTAGGTGCCGTTTTGGGTGCCTGACGCCGCACCGAAGCCGCTTTTAGCATCACGGTGAGGGGGGTTGCTTTTTTGGCTTGGGTGTATTTGGCCCCGTTGGCTTCCTCAACCAGGTGCTTGGCAAAGGCGGCGTCGGTGCGCAGAATGTCGCCCGTGTTCAGCGTGCCGTAGCGCTGGGTAATGACCATGCCGGTGATCTCGACTTCGACTTGTTCCATGAAATAACTCCTGAAATGCAAAGGGCCTGACGCTTGGCCAGGCCCCTTGCCGATTGAAAACCCGGTGCTTACGCGGGAACGAGAGCGCCGTAACGGGCAGCGGCCGGCTTTTCAACCGTGAGTGCCAGGCGGCGTTCGGCGCGGATGGTCAGCAAGTTGAGCTGGAAGTTGTTTTCGTCGGAGTCGCTGATCTCGACCACCACGCCTTCGCGGTTGTGAAGCGTGGCGGCCTGGGCCAGGCTGCCGACCCACACGTTGCCGGCCGTCATGGCGTTGGATGCCACCACCGGGCGGCCGAATAGGCTTGGCGGCACGCTGGAGCCGGGGTCGCCCAGCAGGTAGCGGCCCTGGCCGTCTTTGGCCAGGCGCATGGTCCACCAGTCGCCCGTGTTAAGGATCACGACGTCGGACGGGTAGTCGGCCAGTGCCGCGTCACCCATCATCTTGCCGATCAGGTCAAACCGGTTGGTGGGCGACAGGCCCAGCGCCGTCAACGATGCAGCGGTGTAGCCGTGGGCGGTGAAGTTGCCGGCATTGGTCAGGCCGTTGAGGTTGGGCGCGGTGCCATTGCCGGCGACCAGCTGGTTTTCAACCCGCAGGTTCACGCCATAGATCATGCGGCGGTTGATGTACGCGGCCAGGGCGGCGTTGTCCATCGCCAGCTGGCGCGTGATCTTGATGAAGTGGGCAATGGTGCTGACGGGCATGGTGCCGGGCACGAAGGTCAGGGAGCTTTGCGGCTTTTGCACGCCTTCAGCCGTTTCGGCAGCGGCATTGGTGAAGACGTTTTCACGCACCCAGTCGATGGCGTTGGAGGTGGTCGGAATGCTGGTCAGCAGGTCTTCGATGGTGAAGACGCGGAAGGCGCCTTCGACGATGCCGGGGCGGCGTTCGCTGAAGGTGTTGCCGATGGCGTTGGTGATGGTGTTTTTCACCTCCATCCGCACGCTGCCGCGCTGATCCGGGCTCTTCAGGCGTGCCTGGTAGCCGGCGCCCTTGACGAACTCGGCGCCCGGGCTTTCGACCTTGACTTCATCGTCTTTGGTGGCAGTGGATTTTTGCTCCAGGGCCAGCATGCGGTCGGCCAGCGTGCGCTGCTCGATGCCGATGGTGTCGAGGGCGGTCTTGGTGTCTTCAGAGACTTTGCCCAAAGACTTCATTTCGCCGTCGGCTTTTTGCGACATGGCGGTGAGTTTGCCTTCTACGGCGTCGAGTGCTTTGAGGATTGCTTCAGACATGCTGATTTGCCTTTTTAAAAATGAAAAAACCACCTGAAAAGGTGGCCAAAGGGTGGAACTGATACGCCTATGCGGCGAGTTTCTGGATTCGGGCCAAAATCTCGCCGATTCTTTTCGCCTCGCCGTCTTTTTGGGCATCCCGCCCGTCAAAGATCGTCTTGGCGCGGGAGACAATCGCCATGGCCTCCCATTTGCCCAGCCCTGCATCCCGCAGCAGCCGCTCAATATCTCGCTCTGTCTTACACTCAGGCAACAGCGCTTCAAAATCAACATTCTTCACGTCAACAATGCGCGCGGCGCTGTCGGCAGGAAACACCACGGGCGATACCTCTACCAACCTTGTCCACTTGTGGATCAGCCGGCCGCCCTGGTCGGTGCTTTTGAAGTCGCCTTTGGCCAGCATGCCGCCAATACTCAGGCCATCGAGCGTTTCATGCAGCATGGCGGCACGAACGTCTGACGCCAGGCTGTGATTCGGGGTCGTCTCGCCCTCGACCCAAAAACCGTGCGAATCCTCGTCTGCATTGGTGTATTTACCCACCGGCATGTCCCACTTGTGCATGTAAAACATCTTGGGCATGCCGTAGTCGCGCAAAGTGTCAAGGAATGCGCCTTTTTTAATGGTGTCGCCGTATGAATCAAGGCCGTCCCACACCGACGCATAGCCCTTGAAGGTGCCCGTTTCAGCATTGAATTTCAGCTCAGTGGCTGACAGGCTAAGTGTTTTTGTCAAATTCATGGTGTGATTTCTTTCATTGCGCGATGACCGTGCCGCCACCGCCCGAAGCGGCCTGAACTTTTCCCAAGCTAGACACCGGCACAAGGTTGGACTGGGCGTGCAGCGTCTCGGTGCCTTCGATGTAAGGCCAGCCTTCGAGCTGGCGCGCCTCGGCGATGTTGATAACGCCGTTTTGCAGCAGCCGGGCATAGTTCTCTGCGCGGTCTTTGGGGTTGCCGCGCAGCAAAGCGTCCAGGCTGAATTCAGCGCTCATGGTGGCGCGCTGGCGCGGGGTCATGACACGCTTGCGCACCGCCTGCTCGATGTTGACCAGCATGGGCCGCAATGAAAACTTGTGAAAGCCGTCAACGATCTCGGCAATGCCGCTGCCCCAGGTGGTGACGTTGGCGTGGTGCACCAGCACCGGCGGCACGTCAAACCAGCGGCATATCTCTTCGATGCCAAAGTTTCGTGTCTCCAGCAGCTGCTGGTCTTGCGGGCTGATGCTGAGCTGCTGGTATTTCATGTTGGCTTCGAGCACAGCCAGGCGTGAGGTGCTGCCGCTGGCCAGCTCGGCGTAGCTGGCGCGCAGGGATTCGCGCTGTTTGTCTTTCAGAATGGTGTCAATCATCAGCACGCCGGTCGGCTTGCCGCTGTTGCCGAACACCTTGGATGCGTTGTCTGCGGCCTTGGCTTGCTCGTCGGTGGTGGCGCGCATGAATTCGAGCTTGGACAGGCCAACGGTGCCGTTGCCCAGATTCTTCAGGTGCAATACGTTGGTTTCAGCCAGTATGGCGACGCTGCCATTGATGGTGTATTCGTAGGCCATCGCGCCGTCATCCAGCACAAAAGGCGTGACCTGGTCGGCGGGCATGGGCCACAAAGCCACCGCTTCGCCGTCGGCAGCACGGTCGATGCGCGCATAGGCGTTGCCGCGCAGGTCGTGGTTCATCATCATGGCGCGCCAAAATTCAAAGGGCGTCATGCGTGAGTTGGGCGTGTCGTGCAGCAGCGCATACAGGCGCGCGGTTCGGGCCAAGGTTTTTTGCCCTGCTTTTTGCTCGTAAACGAAGAAAGGCAGGCTGGCCACGGCGCTGGCGCGGCGCTCAATGCAGGCCCACACGGCGCTCATCTGCAGCGCGCCATCGACACCCAAGTCGCGGGCGATTTCAGTCAAGGATGAACCGGGCTTGGTGCTTTGCTGCCCCCCGCTTTCGCCCAAGGCCCCGCCCCAGCCAAACCAGCGGCCCACTGTCGTGAAAATTTTTGCCATTACATGATGATCGGGTTGTTGATGACATCATCAAAGTTGTCAACAGGTAGGTTTTGCAGCGCCCGGCCGAGCGCCATGAGCATGGCCATCGGGCCGTCGATCTTGTTTTCGGGCCGCTCTTTGGTCGGGCTGCGCAATTCGTTGAACTTGGACACCTTGACCACCAGGTTGCTGACCATCCAGGTCATGACCGGGTTGCCGTCAAATACCAATTTCTTTTCCAGCACCAGGTTCTCGACCTGGATCAAAGGCGGCGTAAAAAACAGGGCGCGCTGGGCAATTTCGACCAGTGGCAGGCCTTCTTCGATCAGCTTGCCGGCAAAGTACATGCTCAGCGCCGGGTCAAAGGCAATTTCCTGCACGTCAAACAGGCGGCAGTAGCTGCGCATGTCTTCGGCCAGCACGTCAAAGTCGGTGATGTCGCCGTCGGTGACGATGACGTGGCCGGCCCGGGCCCAGCCGCTCAGGTGCGCATTGCCGCTTTCCTGCACGGCCAGCTCGTTCAAGTACAGACGCGTGCACACATGCCACACGCCATCACGCTCGAACACCAGGCACAGCGCGGCGAAGTCTTTTTTCTGCGCCAGGTCCAGGCCCATCCAGCATTTCTCGCCGGCAAAGTCGGGCAGGTGCAGCGTGGTGTCGGCGCATTTGGCCCAGGCCACCATGTCCATCCAGGCGCTCTCGCCGTTGACCCAGACATTCAGGCGCTTGGTGAAAAAGTTGTTGCGGGAGCTTTCAGAGTTCTCGGCGTTGCGGCTGGCGGCTTCCATGTCGTCGCGCAGCACAGATTGGAGCCAGTTCGGATTCGCTTTGGCCCAGCTGGCTTCAATAAAAGGGTTGTCGCCGTCGTCTATCGAGTAAATCACGCCGAAAGTGCTGTGGTCATCGATCACGCCGTCGAGCACCTTGGTCAGATAGGTGCGCCGTTCGTAGCAGATGCCGCTCAAATCAGTGCCCGACGTGGTGATGTTCCACAGCAGCGACTGCTCCCGGGCACCCCGGGCGGTGTCGATCACGTCGTACACGGCGCGGGTTTTGTGCGCATGCAGCTCATCGAGCACGGCGAAATGCACGTTCAGGCCGTCGAGCGTGCTGCCTTCAGCGGCCAGCGGCTTGAAGGCGCTGGCGGTTTCGCGCACCGTCAGCGCATGTTGCAGGATAGCCAGGCCCAAGTCGCGCAGGCCTGGCGAACGCTCGGCCATGGCCTTGGCGTCGTCGAACACGATGCGCGCCTGGTCTTTGGTCGTCGCAGCACTGTAGATCTCGGCGCCCTGCTCGCCGTCAGCCGTCAGCATGTACAGGGCGACGCCGCTGGAAAAAGTAGATTTCGCATTTTTGCGAGGTACCTCCAGGTACACGTCGCGGAATCGGCGCAGGCCGGTGTCCTTGTGCACCCAGCCGAAAATCGTTGTCAGGATGAATGACTGCCAAGGCCCCAGCTCGATCAGCTTGCGGTCGCGCGCCCACTTGCCCTTGATGTGCGGCAGCAGTTCAATGAAGCGACATGGCCTGGCGGCGGCGGCTTCGTCGAACACCCATGGCCATTCATCGGACACGGGTTTTGCCAGGTCGTCTTCCTGGCGTTGCACGGCCAGCCGGACCCACTTGCAAGCAGGGACCAGGCCTTCAAGCACGTCGCGCATGTAGCCGCGTGCGGCGGCAATGTGGTCAGTCATCGAACGAGGGCAAAGGCGGCGAAGCCTTGGGCCGTGGGCTTGGCTTCGACGCCGGGCAGTTCTTGCTGCAGGTAGTTCGACGGCTGCACCCGGGCGCGGGCCGCTGGCGACAGGCCAAAATGCATCAGGTAGCGGTTGACCTGCTCGCGGTGCGACTTGATCAGCTGCACCATCACGCTTTGCTGGGCGTAGCCGCTGGGCGTGACCGCATGGCTGGCCTCGTACACGGCGTCGGCATACTTCTTGCCGCTGGCCTCCAGCAAATCGACCTTGCCGTTGAACGCGGTTTCCAGTTCAGTCATCCGGCCCACCGCCTGGCAGTACAGCCCGAGCGCGGCGCGGTCCAGGCCGCTGACCAGGCCGAGTTCTTCCAGCAGCGGCGTGATGCGCTTCCATTCCTTGCGCGCCTCGACGCCCAGGTGCTTGGGCATCGACGGCACTTCGACGCGCGGGTTCACGCCGTCCGATAAATCGAGCGCGCGCTTGCCGGGGTTACCTTCCAGCAACTTCAGTGCAGCTGGCTTCGGCAGTGGTCCGCGTGATCCAGTCATACTGAAATTCCTTGCTACTTAATTGATAGCTCAAAAGCCATACCCGACAAGCGGGAGAGTACCCCTCCCCCCGAAACCTGCGCGTGTGAAAAAAGAGGGGAACGGTCGGTTTCCGGTGGCGAGGGTTTTGACTTTTTTACCCCCCCTGGGTGCCTAAAAATGAGGCAGATGCCCAAAAAACAGGCAGATGCTTAAAAAACAGGCATTTCAGGCAAATCGTGACCGGCGCAGGCCTCGCACCGCTTCAGCCTTGCTTTTGACCTCATGGCAGGGCTCGCACAGCCCTTGCACGTTGTCGGCATCATCCGCACCGCCTTCAGCCAGTGGCGTGATGTGGTCCCGCTGCGTGGCCAGGGCAACCCGGCCTTGACGCTCGCATGCAGCACACAGCGGATGCGCGGCAAACAAAGCAGCTCGCATCGCCTGCAATCGCCGGCCCGTGATGCGCTTCGTGGCGGTGACAGGCTTGTTCCATACCGGCTTGGGATGCTTGGCACAGCGGCCCGAGCCGTCATGCACCAGGGCACCGCAGCCGACTTTCGTACAAGGGCGTGGTGCAGCTTTGGGCATAAAAAAACCCCGCAAGCCAAAAGCCGACGGGGTTGAATAAAACGCTGAGCCTGATGCGGAATGCACCGAAGCCACAGCTTGCCTGAAATGTACCTGAAGTCTCTATGTGGACAAACTATTTCTAACGCGCGTTGCGGCGTGTGTCTTGCGCCGCCTTGCGGTCGGTGTACCACTGGGCCAGCTTGACATCGGCCATGCCCAGGTTGCCCGCCACGGTGGACTCAGCGCGGCCCAGCGCCCGGGCTGTGCCCTTGATGCCGATGCCCTTGATGTAGTACAGCATCAGCGTCTGGAACAGGTGCGGTGCCGGCACCTTGAGCGCGCTGACCGCTTTGTCCATGACCGACGCATCGACCTCATCGACCGGCAGGATGACTTCATGATCCCGGTCAACCACACATGCCAGAAACACCGACTGCGTGGCATAGCCCAGGCCACCGGCCCGGTTGCGTTCTGCCCACAGCGCCCAGTTGTCCAGCGCCTGCTTGACCCATTCAATGCGCGCCATATTCAAGCCTGCCCTTCAGGCGTATGGAAGATGCACACGAACGAACAACCGAACTCCACCATCAGTTTGGCCACATGGTCAGGCAGCGGCCCCGTGGCAAACGGCGTGCCCACCACCCGGCCACCCTCAAATGCGTAGAAGCAATTGGTCTCACCGCGCAAGCCACGACGCACCAGCTCAAACGCCACGTTGCCAATCTCAGCGGCCTTTGCCTTGATGGCCTTGTAGGTCTCAGGCATGTACGTCTGAATTTCCACGATCTTGGCACTGACATCGACCTTTGCTGTCTGAGTGTCCATACTGTCCATCCTTTTCTATAGAGGTAATAAGGTGAAGGTGTCTGCCCGCGAGCGCGAACGCGTCTGTGCGCCTCTGCATGGGCATGCCTGCATTAATGAGGTGAAGGTGAACAAGGTAGGCCATGCAGCAGCTTCAACTCCCCAAAAGGAGATTTACAGAAGTACCAAGCCCTCTATGGGAGCGCCTGGACACCTTGGACACTGGGGTGCTAGGTCATGGGCCCACGCACTGATATCCCCGCCACCGCGCGGCAATGGGGGCGCAGCGCACCTCCCAGCCTTTCAGGCGCGGTGGCGTGAATCACACCTCCCCCAGCGCTTGCAGCACGGCGCGTTTGCTGCGCCATGACCTGTCGGTCAGAACGGCGCATCATCAGCTTCCTGTTTTATGGTTTGAACGGTCGCGCCCACCGGCTCAGGCGGGTCTTCCTGAGGCTCAGGACGCGGCCACACGTCAGGCCGGGCATATCCCCAGGCTCTGACGCCGTTAATCATTTTCTTGACGCGTGTCCAGCCTTCATGCTCGAACCAGTTACGCATCTGTTGCTCAAGCGCCGGGTTGCTCTTGGCAGAGTCCACGCCCAGAGCCAGCGCCATCTGTGCAATCGTGATGAACTCCGTCAAGCAGTTGACCGTAGACGAAATCCCTTCCGTCTTGCCCTGCCGGGTCAGCACATTCAGCATGTCGCTCATGACAGCCGTTTCTACCAGGCGGCTTTCCTGCACTGGCACAAACAGCCGCAATTCGTCTTTCACCGACGGCGTGAACTGCACCCCCTGCCCGTACAGCACAAAGGCCTCGGCCAGCAGCTGCTCGCGGTACTTGCGCACCCAGTCGATGTTGATGATGTTGCGCACCGGTACCGGCCAAAACCGCCGGTTGCCCGTGCGGTCGCGCAGATAGGTCGATTCGTTGGTGGTGCCGACCAGCACGCACTGGCGCGCAAACGCCTCGACCACCCGCCCATACGATGGCCGATAGCGGTCAATCTTCGCCGTGATAAACGCCTTGATCAGCCCGATTTCAGCCTTGCCAAAGTTCGCCAGTTCGGCAATCTCATACATCCACAGGCCTTGCACCTGTTCCTGGCCTTCCTTGCCGCGACTCACATCAAAATGCGTGTCGCTGAAATACGCCGTGCCCGCCAGCGCTTCGACCAGCGTCGATTTGCGAAACCCGCCCGGCCCTTCAAGCACCGGGCAATAGTCGAACTTGCAGCCCGGCTCCATCACGCGGTTGACCATGCCCAGCAGCCAGTAGCGGCCCACCAGCTTGAAGTATTCAGCCATTGCCGGCGTCAAGGATTCGGGCGATTCGCCCAGCGCATGAATCAGCCACTTGTCAATCCGCTGCACGCCGTCGTGCCGTATGTCTGCCAGCCAGAGCCGGATCGGGTGAAACGGCCGCGCATGCGCGGCCGTCTCAATGGCTTCCATCAGCGCTGCCCGTGTGATGCTGGGCAGGCCGTAGGTGCGTGTCAGGTAGTCGCCCAGGCGCAGATCCACCGCGCCCGTGATGGGCCCGGCCTTGCCGTGTTCCCACGGCCACGGCAGGCGCGCATCAATCGCATTGCTCAGCTCATTGAGGCCCAGCACATCGCACAGCGCTTCGTCATGTTCCAGCGCCGCAATGACCAGTTTGCGCGAAACCAGCCAGCGCGACTTGTCCGCATCCCAATAGGGTTTGAGCCACCAGGGCAGCGGCATGCCCGACTGGCCCACTTCGCACTCCACCGGTGCTGTGCCAACGAGGCCATCGATTTTTTTTGCGGCCGCATCCATCGCAGGCGATTCAGGCGCCTGCAGCGGCTGTGCCCGCGCAAAGAACGCCAGCACCCGCTCAGCGTCCCAGCCATCCGTGTTGATGGCATCCGCGCAGTCCCAGCCGTCAACCACATCGCCCGGTGCAGGAATGGGCAGCATCTGCACCGTGCAGGCGTGTGCATCGCGCAACAGCGCACCAATGCCCAGCATCGCCGCCATGCCCGGCTGCTTGTGCGCAGGCAGCAGCGGCTTGGCTTGCTCGGCCAGGTGCTTGGCCAGCTGGCCCGCCTCATCATCGGCAAACGCCTTGCGCTCTGCAGCCGTCAGCGGAACCCGCTTGGCGTCACAGTCCGGCCACAGCAGCACCGTGCAGCCCGTCAGCCAGTCCCACAATGCTTTCTTCCAGGCCTTGCAGCCGCCCGGCCAGCTCGCCACCAGGTACACGCCCGGCGTGTGCGCTTCCAGCAGCGCATGCAGCACGTCCGCCTTTTTCTCACCCTCGACCAGCACCACCGTGCGGCCCGCGGGCAGCGTCTGCGCCGGGATGTACAGCGGCCGCGGTTCGTCCCACTGCTTCCAGCACCACTTGCTGGCCCCGTCACGCGCACTGGTGCAAAACGTCAGCGGCAGCGTTTCCTTGCCGCCATCGCTGGTGCCAAAGCGCACCACATAGCCCAACAGCTGGCCATCGAGCCGGTAAGCGGCCGTGTGCTGAATGTCGGACGGCTGGCGGTACTGGTGCGCAAACGTGGCCGCCGGCGCAAACTCGGGCACCGGCACCATCGTCTGCCAGCCTTCATCCGTTTTGGGCTTGGGCACAACAACCGGCACCGGCCGTGGTTCACGCTTGGGCGCGTCTGACCCACTGCGTACCGGCTGCACGCCCGCCACATCTTCCAGGCCTTCTTCCCGCGCCACCTGCAATGCCGCCTTGCCCATGGTCAAGTCGTAGCAGGCTGCGTACAGGCTGACCAGGTCATTGCCGCGTTCATCGCCCGCAAAGTCTGCCCACTTGCCCGACGACAGGTTTACTGCGCAGCTGTCGCCCGCGCCACCCTGCACCGACCCGCAAACATATTCATGGCCCCGTTGCACACCGCCCGGCAGCCACATTGACACCAGCGTGGCAGAACGGGCCAGCAGCGCATCGGCCAACGCCGCAAAGTTGATAGGCGGTAACGCGTCGTGCGAACTCATCAGGCCGGCGCCTTCGCCCAGCCGGCCAGGCAGGCGCCCACTTCCACCCAGCCGGGCAGCTGTGTCGCCTCGGTCAGTGCCGGTGCGTATTCGGCCACCGGCCGGTTGCGGTACGTCACCCGGCGCAGGCCCACGATGCGCAACTGGCCCCGGCGCTTGAGCTTGGGCACCAGCACACGCGCCGACGCCTTGCCCACTTGCGCATGTGCCGCCAGTTCGGCCAGCGTCACGCCCCGGCCCGCCGCTGACAGGCGAAGCGCCGTTTGCAGCAGCGCCGTGGCTTCTTCACTGCGGGGCCTCATGCGGCACTGCCAGCGGTATCGCGCCTGCCCGCCCGGTAGCGCGCATTCACCGCCGTCATCAGCGCCGAAACGTCGCGCACCAATGTCGCGCAGTCTTTTTCAATCCGCTTGCGCTCGTTGTCGGTGATCACATCGTCTTCCAGGGCGCAGACCGTTCTGCGCACCACCTCGCCCGAGTCCCGCAGCACCTCTGACAGGCGCTTCATGCAATCGCTTTCAGGGGTCAGCAGGCATTGCGGCAGGGCCAGCAGCATGTGCCCGCATTGCGCCGCAAACGCCGACAAAATGCGCATGTCGCCACTCATGAGCGAGACCTTCACCGCCGTGTCCAGGCCCAGTTTGGCCGTGCCCACGCGCGCCACTTCATGGCTCAGCGTGGTTGCGTTCTTGCCGATGCGCGGCGCCAGAGATTCGGCACCGCCCGCATAGTCATGCACCACGTTGTAGGCCGCATCAATCACATTCATCTCACAAACTCCGGGCGTTGTTGTGACTGACAGCGCCGGCCAGCCCGGCAACACTACAGCCATGCATCAAGAAAAACCCCCGCACCACCCCGCCAGCAGGAACACCGCACGCCTTCCCGCGCGCAGTGGACTGTGGTGTATGAGCGGAGTAGCCCAGCAGGCCGGCTGGCAGTGCGTGGCGATGCGGGGTGGGAAAAGGCGAGTGCCCGCAGTCAGGGGAGAATGGCGTTCTCACACAACCAGAACGACTGAAAAGGGCACCCATGAAAAAACACGATCCGTTCGACGCACTCATCGCCAGGCAAAAAAGCATGCCGGAGCACATCCGGGAGTCGGCCATCGAACTGACCGACACGCTCAATGTGTGCCGGGCCGCCGTCGAATCCGTCTTTGGCGAACATGCCAAGCCCGAACATGCCCTGGCGCTGCTGGCGCACGTCATGGAACGGGCAGACGGGAAACATCAACGACTATTAGCTCGCTTTGGGCGCGATATGGACGGCGAAGCTCTACCACCATCAGACACCCCGTAAAGCCCGACGGCACGGGCAGCGTCACCTCGGCGGCCAGGAAGTCATCCTTACGCACACTGTCAAAGCGCTCCGTGTCATCCCACACCGGCAAACTCGACAAAAATTGTTGGGCATTCATCTCAAACTCCTTTGGGTTTTTGCTTGTTGGCCTGGGCCTGCAGGAACTCAGCATGGGCGGCCGGGGTTGCTTTACATTGGGCGTTCCACAACACCCCACGAAAGGCCCCGGCCATGAACGAAGAGATACCACTATTTCCCGTTGCCACCTTGACAGTCGGCCCAGTACCACGAATGGGAATCGTCGTCATGAGGCCCGACTTTCTGACGACGTTGATGCAGTCGCCTGCACAAGCTCAGCCGGGCCGAACGTACGCGTTGACAGTTCCGCAGGCTCATTACCTGGTAGAACAAATTCAGAAGTCACTTGCGATGCTGGAAAATTCACCCTCTCCAGATGGCGGCAATCTGCTGCAGTAAGTAGGCAAGCCTGGGCCGGTTTGATATTGCGCACGTCAAACCCCCTTCACCAGCACAGCAGGCAGCGCAAAGCCGAGCCGGTCAATCGGGGCATTGAGCTTGCGGCGCTCGGTGACGCCATCCCACGGTGCATCCTTCTTGCGCAGTTCCTCGGCGGCTTGCTTGATCTCGACCGTGGCCTCATGCAGGGCGGCCTGGGCTTGTGCTACGGTTTCAATAGCTGGTTGTGCAGGTGTGGCCTGCGCTTGGGCCAGTTCCGGCCATACAACCTGCCAGCTATTGGGCAGCATTTCTTTGCGTGTTACTTGCCGATCAGTGAACGCTTCAATGGGCGCCATGTGTTCAAAAGGAACGGGCTTGTCCCCATTGACTATTTTTGACACAAATGACGGAGGCACTTTGAGAAATATAGCCAATGCTTTAGCACGACCATGCTTAAGTTTTACCCATTTTTTAAGTTCCATAGATACCATTATATTGCCCAATGGGTACTTTAACAAATTACCCTTTGGAAAATTTACCAAATGGGTCTAATTTGGCACTATTCATTGGTGCAAACCATTGATGAAACTAGGCGTGTCCGCTTAGAAATGCTGATAAAACAGCACGGCAGCAAATTAGCCAATTTAAATGAGGCGCTTGGCTACGAACGAACGCATTCACAGCTGGCGCGGATCAGAAATAAAAATGCCCGAACAGATCGCCCTGGAAAGTTTTTCATCATGGGTGATGAACAGGCGCGCGAAATTGAAGAAAAACTCTCGCTGCCTGTTGGCTGGATGGACACGCCGCCGACCCATGCAGAAATTCATGGTGAGCCTGATCAGCGGGAAATGATGGGGGAACTGATGGACTCGCTGCCGCCCGAGGATGTAGCAATTGCCATGCGCATGCTCGCTGCGCTTAAGGAATCAGCCAGCCCAAAGAAAAACGGAACCGACCACTGAGCCCAAGGCCAGCGCCACCATCCTGCCGTTCAAGCGGCGTGGAATCTGAATCCTTTAGAAATACAACAAAAACGATGCTGTTCTATCACCCCATTTCCAACCCCCCAACGCCAAGTGAAGACTGGCATGAGCGGTGGAATGGCCCAGACCAAGGGCTGATCTGTAGTTGGCTACGCGGTATCGAGAAAAGCCAAGAAAACCCTGACTTGGCGGCCAAGGCGAAGGCGGGCGAATTGCCAATCTTGTCTTGGAAAGGCGGGGTCGTCAAAACCATAAAAACCAAAACAAAAGCTGGCTCCATGGCCTATCTGGCCACTTGGCAGGGTTTGCGTGGCGAAGACCTCAACATCGACCTTGATATTGAGATCAGCATGACTTGCAGTCGTACTGGCGTTCCGGTTTTGTTCACCAATCAAATTCAAAAACTTCTAGAAACCGAAGAAAACGAGGACGCATGATTGACGATTTCGCCACCCAAGTGGTTTTGCAAAAACGCAAACTCAACAAAGGAATCGAGCTGCTGCTGGGACTGGTGACCGGCATGCTTGCCGATGGGCATTTAAATGATCTGGAGGTTAAATTCCTCAACGCCTGGTTGACTGAGCATGACGATGTTGCCGCCGTTTGGCCGGGCAATATGGTAGCCAAGCTGGTCAGCGAAATGCTGGCCGACGGCACTGTGACTGAATCCGAACATGCCCGGCTGATAAAAATGCTGACGGACTTGACTGGCAATAATTTTGCGCAGACCGGCTCTGTCACCGCAGAAGTGATAACGCTGCCGGTTGATGAGCAATGCCCGGTTTCACTGCGCGATGCAAACGTGTGCCTTACCGGAGAGTTTTTATTTGGGGCCCGTGCAAAGTGCGAAGAAGTGGCAAGCCATGCCGGTGCCACCTCTTACAACACGGTCACCAAAAAAATCGCCTACCTCGTGATTGGCACCAACGTATCGCCTCACTGGGCACATACCTCTTATGGCCGCAAGATAGAGCAAGCCATCGAACTGCAGCAAAAAGGCCACCCGATCAAGATCATTTCAGAGCGGCGCTGGCTGGATGCAATGTCTTGATCTAAAACCAAGAAAGATGCCCAGTGACCCAAGCGACCAATCCTTTTCCCCCGCCAGACCCTGAGCGCAAAGACTACCGCCCTCCCCAGCCTATCGACCGGCCACGAGCGCCGCTGCCGAGAATACAAGCGGCGTAGCAATCACCCCGTAACGGCAGCGGTCCAGCCATGCCGAAACCTGCAGGTTCCTGATCTTTGTCTTGTTGATCTGGATCTGCAGGTTTTCCATTTCAAAAGCCAGCACCTGCGTTTGCGACAGGGCAAGATCGGGCTTGTAGATGTGGGCAGGCTCATTGAAAAGTGTTTGGGTTTCTCGGGTCACGATGCATTTAGCCGTCAGGATGGCTGCCATGCCACACAGCCAGGCCGCAGCCAAGGCGCACCCCCATTCGACAGGGCCAGCACCGCCGGCAAAAATGCGAACCCCATAACTTAGCAACCCAGCCACCGCAATCAACACCAGGGAAAGCAGCGTGTTGGCCTGTCCCATCAAAAAGTCGCCAGTTGCCAGGCGCCCCCGAAGGTGTTCCCTGCCGCACCGTTCTGCCCACTCTGCATAGTTCCAGTCTGCCATAACCACTCCTTCGCACCAGTTGACCACAGCCGCCCCTTGAGGCGGTTTTTTTTCGTCTGTCATCGTTCATTCCTTAGCCCGCACCGTGCTGGCGGTTGAATTATCGCAAATAAATACCCAGTGGGTATTGTTTTATAGTGCCCTTAGGGCAATAATCACTCCAAGCCGCACTTCAAGCGGTATCTGGAGTGACCCCATGCAAATGCCTTCCCAACCCCGTGCAGACGCCTGCACACCGCCGCCCACTGGCGCCGTGCCCGCAGGCCGCACCAGCCTGAGCCTGAACACCACCCGCCAGGTCTGGCTGTCCGCCCTGCCCAAGGGCGCGAACAAACTGGTGCTGCTGTGCTTTTGCCAGCACCTGAACGATGGCAGCGCGCTGAGCTGGCCGTCGATTGCCCGCGTGGCCACGATGTGCGGCATGAGCGAGCGCACGGTGCAATGCCACATCCGCGCCTTGGTGTGCGCCGGCATCTTGATTCCCCGCCTGCGCACCGGCCGCACCACGCGCTATGCCGTGGCCTTGAGTGGCCTGCAGGCGCTGGCGTTTGAGACCGACACCGTGGTGCTGAGCAGCGCACCCGAGTTGTTCGAGGCTGTGGATAACTTTGAAGCGCCTGCTGAAATTGTGGACAACCTTGCGCCGACCCCCGCAACTTTTGCACTAAACCTGTCGGAAGTTGCACCCCAACCCGCAGAAAACGACACAAAACCTGTCGAAATCTGCACCCTAACGGTAGATGGAACGCCTATTGAACTGAAAGGAACAGAAGACGGCGCACCGGCATTGCCGGCGACGCTGCTGATGTTTGACCAAGTGGCCCCGCAAGTCCGGGCGGACTTCGCCGCCATCCGCAAACAAAAACGCAAAGGCGCGGTGACGGCAACAGAGCTTGAAGACCTGTGCCAACAAGCCGCACTGGCTGGCCTGACGCTGGAGCAAACGCTGCGCACTTGCTGCGTGCGCAAATGGGCACGATTTGAAGCTGCATGGTTTGTTGACAGCCAAACCGCCCGGCCTGCGCTGTTTGCCGTGACCACGCCCGCCCCGGCTACCCCGCCCCAGCCGCGCACCGTGCTGGCCGCGCCCGAAGTGGCCGCCGCTGGCCGCCAGCGCCTGAGCCTGATTCGCTCGACACCGCCCGCCCCGCCTGTGCCCGTCGCCGGCATCCAGATTGGCGCCACCGGCCCCGGCTGGGCGCACACCATCGTCAACAAGCACCGTCAAGGCCAGCACGTCGGCCACGCTGCACTGAAAGACGCCTGCATTGCTTTGAAGATCACCCCGGCCAGCCTGAGCGCTGCCCGCCTGCACTGAAAGGCGCGCGTGATGAAAACCCAACCCCTTGATTTCGCCCTGCCGCGCTGGCTGTACCTGGTGCTGGCCGTGCTGGCCGCTGCCATCGGCCTGGCCAGCAGTGCGGTAACGGCCAAGTTCTTCATTTTTGGCCTGCAGCGCGTCGAGCCGGACACGTTTGCCCGCGAAGCCTTGATTGCCGCCGGCCTGCTGATGATCGTCACCGAGCTGGCCGCGTTTGGCCTGGCCGCATTGCTGCCCAAGCACCAGCTGCGCGCCCTGCGCTGGCAGCTGATGGGGTGCGGTGTGCTGCTGCTGGCGTTTGAGTCGGCCACCATCTATGTCACGCAGGTCACGCTGGTGAAGGCGGGCGAATCGGCTGCGCTGTCAAGCGGCACCCGCATGGCCGACCTGCGCGCCAGCATCGACAGCCGGCGCGCGGCGGCGGCAGGCCTGCGCGCCAACGCCGCCCGCCAGTCGGGCAGCATTCACGGCGTGAACCGCGTGGCCGGTGCCACTGCCCTGCGCCAGTCGCTTAACGCCGACCAGCAAGTCGAGCCGCTGGCCGCAGAGCTGGCCCGGCTGCAGGCCGAGCAGCGCCCTACCCTGACTGATGTGCTGGGCAGCAGCGGCATGCTGGCGTACAGCGTGGCGCGGGCGCTGTTGATCAGCATCATGGGCTTGGTGATGTTTGGCGCGGCCGGTGCCCTGCTGCGCGGTGCGCTGTGCCTGCCGGTGCGCGCCGTGGCTGTGCCTGTCGCCCTGCCGGTCCGTGCTCAGGCCAGCACACTGCCCGCCTGGACCACCCGCATGCCCAAAGTCGGCACCGCAGCGGCTGCAGCGGCCGTGCCCATGGGCGCGATGGCCGCCCCGATGGCTACCTACGCGCCGCCCCTGCCCACACCGCCATCGATCAGCGCGCCCGCTGTGCTCAGGCAAGCACAGGCCACGCTGGCCGGTGTGCCTGCGCAGGCACAGCCAGCACCGCGCCGTGCCCGCCGCGCCACCGCCGTAGCCGATGGCCAAAAGATGGACGCCGGCACCCGTGGCAAAGCAGCCGCCCGTTACCTGCGCATCAAGTCCGCCGTGCTGGCCGGCAGCCTCAAGCCGTCGGTGCGCAGCCTGCAAGCCGCAGAAGGCGGGGGCACGCTGGTGGCCCGGCGCTACCTGCAGCAGCTGGCCGCCGAACGCGTCATTGAGCGCGCAGGGCAGGGCTGGGTACGCATTGCCACCGCGCATCCGGACCAGCTGACGCTTGACGGCCTTTGAGCCACCCCGACAACGACAACAAAAACCATCCTTTATGAACCTCACAAGGAACCCCATGCCAACCTCACTCAACACTGCCGCTGCAGGGCAATGCTGCACCCACGACTGCAAGCAGGGCCGCGCCTGCCCGCTGCGGGCGCTGCGCCAGGCCCAGCGGCGCGAACAGGCCCTTGCCCGCCCCAAGGGCCACGTAGACCCTGTAGCGCCTTATCGGGTGGCAGTGATGCTGGTTTTGCTTATCACCCTTTTCATCATCCTGTCCGTTTACCTCTGGCTCTAAGCGGCCAACCCCATGCACGAAATCATCCCCGTCACCCGCATCGAGCGCGAAGCTGCACAGGCCGCACGCGACTACAGCGACATCAACGACGCCTGTCCGTACCCATTCGGCAGCAGCGCTGGCCAGCTGTTCAAGCACCTGTTCCTGCAAGCCCGCGAATCAGCAACAAAACCACCTATTACGCAAGCCACACGGGCGCAAGCAGCTACTGAATCCATAGCATGAAAACCACATCAAAGCCCACCAAAACCGCGCCTGCCCACCTGGCACGGCCAGCCAGCAAAGCCGCGTTTGTGCCGCACGCGCCCTACAGCGACGCCGCCATGAAGACCATGCGCACACTGGTCAAAGACGTGCAAGACGCCCGCACGGGCAATGCAAAAACCCACAGCTACAGCGCTTACCCGCATTACGACGGCGCAGAACTCAAGCCCTGCGTGGGCCGCCTCGATGCCACCCACGCCCTGACCCTGCCCAGCCGCACCAACAACCGCCTGCATTACCCCGACGGCCGCATCACCGACATGGCCGGCAACTCCTTGAAAGAAACCTGGAGCAAAGCATGAGCCTCAAAGAATACGCCGCCGACAACGGTCAGCAGTTGCCCACCCAGCCGCTGCCCACGATCGACCAGTTCGCCCACATCGAAACCCGGCAGATCGTCGCCAGCCTGACCAACCCACGCACCACCTTCAACCAGCCAAAACTGCAGGAGCTGGCCGACAGCATCGCCGCCACGGGCGTTCACCAGCCCATCCTGGTGCGGCCCTTGCCCGGTAGCCGCGTGTCTGAAACCGACCGGTTTGTTGAATACGAAGTCGTCGCCGGCGAGCGCCGCTTTCGGGCTTGCACGATGGCCGAGCTGAAAACCATCCCCGCCATGATCCGCGCCATGACCGACGGCGAAGTGCTGGAAGTGCAGATCATCGAAAACCTGATCCGCGACGACCTGACTGAGCTGGAAGAAGCCCAGGGCTACGACCGCCTGATGCAGCACAGCAGCCTGAGCGCCGACGCCGTGGGCGCCAAGATCGGCAAAAGCCGCAGCTACGTCTATGCCCGGCTCAAGCTGCTGGACCTGGCCGGTGAATGCCAGCAAGCCCTGCGCGATGGCAACCTGGACGCCAGCAAGGCGCTGCTGCTGGCCCGCATCCCCGACCACAAGCTGCAGCTGAAAGCGCTGAAGGAAGCCACCGAACTGCGCGGCGGCGAAACCTGCAGCCTGCGCTCGCTGCAAATCTGGCTGCAGCAAAACGTCATGCTGCCGCTGGAGCGCGCGCCGTTCCAGATCACCGACGCCCGCCTGGTGGAAGTCGCCGGCAGTTGCACCAGCTGCCCCAAGCGCACGGGCGCCGCGCCCGACATTTTTGCCGACGTGTCCGGAGCCGACATTTGCACCGACCCGCCGTGCTACCAGAACAAAGCCAGTGCGCACCAGCTGCGCAACCTGACGAAGGCCGAAGGCAAGGGCATGCGCCTGATCAGCGGCACCGAGGCTAAAACGATTTGCTATGAAAAAAGCAACACCCTGAACGGCTACAGCGCGCTCAGCCAGGTGCGCGCAGACGCTGGTGGTGAACGGCTCGACACGCTGCTGGGCGAGGGCTTTGAAGGCGCGGTGCTGATTGAAAACCCGTGGACGCATGCGCTGATCGAAGCCGTGCCGACGGCAGAGGCCGAGGGCGTGTTGCTGGCGCGTGGGTTGATCAAGGCCGACGTGGCGAAGCAAGGCAAGGCCGAACGCGTCGATGCACAGATCGAACAGATCAAGAAAGCCACGGCACGCGAGATTGAAAATGGGTTTCGGGAAGCGGCGTATGCCGCCATTGCAGGCCGCATCATGGCCACGCCCGACGCGCTGGCCAGCGACCTGCTGAGCCCGGCCCTGCTGCGCGCCTGGCTGATCAACCTGATTGACAACACCCCCAGCAAGGAAATGGCCAAGTGGCTGCAGATGACGCTGCCCGAAGACCAGCCCGAATCCCAGCGTGAAGAAGCGGTTCGTCTGCGCATCCAGGCTACGTCCGGCGCCATGCTGTACCGGGCCATGGCCATGGCCATGATTGCGGAAGATCGCTACTTTTTTGGCCCGCTGCAGGACACCAATCCGACGCCCATCTTTGCCGCCATCGCTGCGCCCCACTGCATCGACCTGCCCGCCCTGCGCGCCGACGTGACAAAAACTGTCAAAGCCGACGTGTCCGCTCGAATTGCCGCCCTGAAAGCGCTGAACAAACCCGAAAAACCGCCTGTACCCACCGCCCCGCTGGCGCAGCCAGATACTGCGCCCGTCGCTGGCGCTAAACCGGGAAAGGCCCAAAGCGCGCCGGCTGCGCTGCGCAAGCCCAGGCTGTCGGCCAAGGAAGCCCAGTCAGGCATCGCCCAGGCGATGCAAGGCATTGAAGCCGGGCAGGTGCCCTGCCCGGTCGCGCCCGGTGGTGACACTGCGCAGGCGCAAACACCAGGCCAGCAAGTAAACAGCCTGGAGCCGATTCAAGGCACTTTGCCCGTCGGTGTGGTCGCCTTGGGCCAGCGCGTCAAAGTGCTGGTCAACGTCAACACCCAGCAAAGCAAGTGGATAGGCAAAACCGGCACCGTCACCGCCAAGATGGGCGACACCGGCTGTGATGTGACCTTTCGCGGCCGCGCTGGCGGCATTGCCAGCTTTGACGTGACGGAAATTGAGGTGGTGGCGTGATCAAAGAACGCATCCTGCGCTGGGCACGCGCCCGCAAACCCGACTTTGTCATCGGTGGCCATGCAGACCCCTACCTGCTGCGCTGGTGGCTGATTCCGCGTAACCCGGTTTTTAACATCTACGTTCATCAGTTCCTGCGCAGTGACGACGACCGGGCGCTGCACGATCATCCGTGGCTTTTCAATATGAGTTATCTGCTCGATGGGCGTTATCTGGAATGGCTTTTCTTTAAACGCCCTGATGATGGAAGTGTCGTTTCGTGGGGTCGATGTGCGGTCCGTCAAGCCGGAGACATCAAGCTCCGATTCGGCAGCGCCCCCCACCGGATTGAATTGACCAACGGCCCGTGCTGGACACTGTTCATCACCGGCCCGCGCTACCGGGCGTGGGGGTTCCACTGCCCGAAAGGCTGGGTTCACTGGCAAAAATTCACCGCCCGAGGTGACAAGGGCGCTATCGGCCGGGGGTGCGACCAATGAAAAAAACCACTGCCCACGGGCTAAAGCTCAAACGACAGCAGGCGCATGCACGGTGCGGCCAAGCCAGTGCGGCGCATGCAAGCCCGGTCGGGCGCGCCGTCATGGCCAAGGAAGAGGTCGACAGCGTGACCGAGCTGATGACGCTCATGACAGCGGACAGCGTCAGGATTTACCTCACCGAAGACGGCGAGCGCGACACCAAGCTGCTGGCCAATCTGACCTTGGTGCTGGGTGTCGGTGCAGAAGTAGCGTTGGCTTTTGCACCGCACAACCCCGAATCCAGACGCCTGCATGCGGCCCTGCGCACAGTCGTGCAATGCAGCGTGAACGGAGGGCGCTGGAACAGCAGCCAGGCCAAGATCCTGCACGAAGCCGCACAACTGGCCACCGAGGTCTTCCTGGCGCAACCCGTCTTTGGGGCCAGCATTTTCCCCGGTGCGTTCGAGCTGGCAGAAAAAGTCAGAAACGGCACAGCCCGCATGTCGGATGTGGCCGGCGCCGAGATCTACAACACCCCAACACTATCGCCCCCAGTGCCGGAACAAGAAATGGAAAAAGCATGACCGCCAAAATGAACACCCCCATCAACCCAGTAGCCGAAGCCATCCGCCTTCTGCGCGACAACGCGGAAAGCATCAAGTGCTGCATGTCCGTTGCCGGTGTGCCGATGTGGAGCGACGACCAGGACAGCAAGCAGTTGTACGACGAGCACGTCGAGGCGGCTGATGCGCTGGAGCGCTGGGCGGCTCTGCAGACGGGGCCCCATGTCGGGGATGTGGTAGATATGGTTCAACCAGCTGAGACAGTGAAAAATATAGCGAACTTTGAACACTGGTATGCAGAAAAAGGCCGATTCCCAACATCTGCCAAAGGTCTGGCATTACGTGCATGGGATGCAGCCAAAGCTGATTTACCCGATGGGGTCATCCTTATGTGTGGCAGTGACCTTATCCCTAAACCACCAACAGATCCAACAGGTGCAGCCATCAAGCTGAAACTGGTGCGCGACTGGAGCAGCTGCCTGAATATCCAGCAGTGGGATAACTTGGGCGGGCTGGATGTGGGGGTTCACTACCTATTTACCGGAGAGGTTCGCAATGGCTGAAAAAACCAATGTCGTCAGCATCAAGCCTGCCTATCTTGACCGCCATTCAGTGGCCGCATTCGTCAGCCTGTCCGTTGTCGCAATGGAGCGCGCCGTGGTAGCCGGCACATTCCCCAAGCCGCGCCAACTGACCAAACAGCGCGTCGGCTGGCTGGTGCGCGATGTAGAGGCGTGGTGCGAAAGCCGACCGACCTCAAGCATCCTGCCCGTTGCCAACTGCGGCCAGCGCGCAGAGCTTGTCGGACAGGCACTGCAGCCATAG